AGCAACACGGCTTAGTAATAGGCGGAATTTACCACCAAACACTGTTTGGAATGTTAAGTTACCATCAGTAACTGTAGTTACGTCTACTAAGTTAGCAGCACGTAATTCAGCTAATACTTCTGGTGAAGTAACCATGTACATGAAGTCTGGCTCATAGTCTTTAAATGCCATGCCAAGAGCTTGGAATAGACGTTGACCACGAGCAGCACCAATAGCTGTAGCATCAAACAATTTACGCTGATCAGAGGCGGATGTTGCGGCAGCAGCACCGAATACACCAGCAGCATTGATGTCAACGAAGTTACCAGTAGTGACACCGTCACCATCGGTATCATAAGCTACTAAACCAGCACCACGAGATACTTCGTATGCAGCTACACCTTTGAGGGTAGCAACGATAGCATCAGATTCGTCTTGGCTACGAACTTCAGAGAAGTCACGAGCAATTTTAGACAAACCGTCTTGTTGAGATACAACTTGTTGAAGGTTGATTTGTTCTGAGCCAAATGTACGGACTGTTTTAATGTAGTCAGCAATTTCGGTAGATACATCAGTGTAAGTACCAGCGCCAGAAGAAGAGAGGCTAGCAACGTTAATGTTAGCAGCCAAGGGTTTGTACCAGCGCATTTGACCAATGAAGCTTTCGCCTGTTGGGTCAATACGGGCATCTGTACCAACAATACCAGTGCTGTTAAGCTTCTTGGCGTTTGTGTACATTTCGTCAGCGTATGCAGAAATAGCAATAGCTACGTTTTGGAACATTGTATGATTAATCATTTAAAAAATCTCCTGTGATTTTAAAGGGTGAAGCTACCAAGCTTTCCACCTGCGGCAAGTGCTAAGACTTCCTCAGTGGTCATATCAGTAATCTTCTTATTGGGATCGAGTTTGGGAGTACCGTTCATATTGCTACTACCACCCCCTGAATTAGATTTAGGTTTAAATAGGAAAGAATTATCTTCATTCTTAACATATTGTCCTACAAAATCTTTGATTGATACACCAGATTTGTGAATCCATGCACCAGTCTCTGGATCTTGGATGAGTTGATCGATAATATCACGATAGGCCATTTGACCAGATCGCTCATTACGGAAATCAAGACTAGTTAATGCATTGCGAACCGCACCATCACGGGTGAGTTCAGTTACTTTACCTTCGGCTAACGCAAGCTTCTCAGTGAGTTCTGCGAGCTTCATCTCAGCAACTTCCTTATGCTTACCTTCGTCCTCTAAAGACTTCATCTTACGTTGTTTAGCATCATCCTCTAGACGAACACGCTCTTTAACAGCATTGTCACGTTCTTGGTAAGCCTTGTCTAAACTAAGTTTAATTTTTGAAAGACGCTCTTCAACCATACGATTGATTAGGTCTTCTGTCTCTTTATTGCTAGCGCCTCCACCACCATTATCAACCTCATCAGCTTTGAACTCTGGGTTGGGTGTGGTGCCATCATCGAGGAACTCTTTGTTTCCGAACTTATCTACTTTCATCTTTATTTTCCTTTGGCACAGCCATTTAATTTTAATTTTTTAGGGTTTAGTTACAAACATAAACTTTTACGGTCCAATACCATACCAATCCATTCCTTTAGGGATAGGAGCTAGTATATCTTTTCTCGTAATTTTGTTTCGAGGATTTATTAAGCCATCCTCAACAGCTTTTTGGCGAAGCTTATTATATGTCTCTTTGGACATACCTTCCGCTACTAATGCCAGTAATGTTTTCTCTACTGTATCACCTTCAAGAGCATCTGCATAGATTTCTCTAAGCGCATACTTGGACTTTGCTGCCAGCCCTATGTTGGTAAAGAAAGCATCATGAATCGTAGCGGTTTCAATACCGTTCTTACGACCCCATAAATGAAATCTTCTTACAATAGAAGCATCATTCATATGGTTGCCATTAACACCCATACCAATACCTGCTCTCATTAAACTTGCTTTTCCTAGAAGTGAAGCATCTTCTGCTCGATCTTCGTAAATGTTACGGACCATCCTATTAGCTTCTTTGTCATAGAACTCAATGCTAGTTTGGATTTTAGGTCTGTATCTCTGGTATAAAGTCTTACCATCAAATGTTACCCAAGGTACATCGACCTTCTGAGTTTCATCAACGTAAGCTTTAGCAGCTTCTTTCCAGAATTGTACGAATTTTTGTGTTACTGGTGCTCTCTCAGCTAGCTTCCGAGACATAATCTCAGAGACGGCTTTGAAGTCTTGAGGCCCAATTAGGCCTTTACGAGCATTCATTAACTTATCGACAAACGCTTCTACGTCTGGGTGAGAATCACGAGCATGTGAAAGAAGATCTTGCCCCACAGAGGTTTCTCCTTCAACTACTTCATTCAACTCACGCTTTAATTGTTTCAAACCAAATACAACATTTTCAGCACCTAGCCTATCTGCGTCTTTGATTTTAGCATCTATAATATTTGTTACTCCACGTAATTCTTCACGAGTAATAACAGTATATCCTTTTACCTCTAACACTGAAGCAAATTTAGCTTCAATATTAGCTGCTTGTGTTGCTTTACCTGCACCATAGAAAGAAACCATATTCTGAGCCTTAGCAGCTTTCTGCAAATCAGTCCATTGAATATTAGCATCTCTCAATCCTTGTATTTTCTGAAACTCTGGATCAGACACTGTATCCATAGCTACTAGATCATACAAACGATTCTTTTGAAGTGTTGGTAATACGTTTGAGTTAATTGAGATATCTCTATCTCCTGTGCTTAAACCTATAATCTGAGCACCAGAAGAAGAAGCATCATTCTCAATCATTAATTTTGTTTTATATTCTGATAGTTTGTTTATATTATTAAAGTTACCATCTACAGCTTTATGAGCACGAGCATATTCTATTGCTAGTCTACTAATCTTAGGTATTTCCTCTGCTTCAGTAGCACGGATAATAGGATGCTCTAGGTATTCCCTAAGTCTCCTATCTCTCTGAGTAGTTTCCATCATTAGTCTACCAAGACTTAAAATATCTTTTTCATTTCTTAAAAAGATTTCCATTCTACCAGCCTGTGTTAAAGCTTCTGTAGCAGGTCCAAGCATAGCTCCAGTTTGAATCATTAATTCTGTTAATATTTCTGGAGTCATACTCTCTGCTTTTGCAGTATTTAGAAACGGTCTAACTACCTCACCACCAGTAGGTGTTAAAAATCCTTGGTAATATACACGTCCACGTCCATCAATATTAGCAACAACGCTAAATGGTTTCCCATTATCTCGATGGTATTTTACAGTTTGTAAAAAGCTATATCCTTGATCACCACGAGTTAAAATAAGTTTTCTAAAATCATTTAAGTCATCATACTTCTTTACGTTCCCACGGGGATCTCTAAAGCGCACAACATCTTCCATGAATCCAGCATACTCATTATCAATCTCATATTGCACAGACATTGTATGGTTAAGCATATCAGCAAAATCGTTATCAATTAATACTTTATCGTAGTTAGCATTAGCTCTACGAGTAATAATTGGAATACCTGTATTGTTACCCCTAGCATCAAAGTAATTCTTTGCACCAGGTCTTACATATAATTTATCTCTTGGAGAATTAATACCTATACGTTTTGCTAACAATGCACTACGATTAGCTCTCTGTAAATTAAGCATATCTTTATTTAAGATTTGAACTTCACGGCTAACAGTATCTCTCCAAGGACCATTAGAACGACCTGTTTCTAAGTCTACAACTGATCTTCTTGTTTTGCCACGCATAACCACACGAATATAACCTTTATCTTTTAATGCAGTAAGTATCTGTGAACCGTCTGCATGGTAGTCTTGTAATGTAGTTTTAAAGAAAGGGAACTCTGGAACATTCCAAGATTCTCTTAAAGTTTTCCCAACATTAATAGCTAACGAATCGTAGTCTGTTGATTTACCATCAGCAACTACAGTTAAAACTTTAGATAAAGTATCTATTGCTTTCTTATCATTAAGTTTACCTTCTACTAATTGGTTTAAATAGTCTTGTCTTTTTCTACCAAATAAAAATTCTAGATCT